AAACCTGCGGGATTCCGCGGTGCAACCAACCCAACGCGCCCGCGCAATCCCTCGAATGTCGAAATCTACAACGTGTTGCGCAGTCTCCGGCGCAAGCGCAGGGAAGCAGAGATTCAACGTGCAAAGGAGACTGACCATGCTGCTCGACACGACGACGACAAGTGAAGAATGCAACGGAACGCCAATGCTCAGCCTACCAAGCTGCTTTGCGCCGCGCCGCACCATGCGGGCGATCGCCACCGAGATCCGCGATAACCGGCGCTTCCTCGGCGGCACCATGCCGGCATTCATGGCATGCGTGCAAGACGATGAGTGGTCCCGCGTGCTGAGCGTGATGGCAACCGCGGACGACCTGTCATGATCGTAACCGGCATCCTGCTGCTCATCTACGTGGTCTGGGTAGCCTGCCTGCTCGTGTGGGGAAGATGATGTCCCCCACCATGCTGAAACGCCTGGGCGAAGCCGTGTGGGGGCATTGCTGGTCGTTCAAATTGAGCCGCGCAATCGTACGCTCTCCTGTCACGGTGCGCCGCTGGCAGTCCAAGGGCAAAGCCCACACCAAAATGTCACAGGCGGACATGCTCGAAGTGTTGCGTCAATGCATGAGGCACAGCAAGGAACGGCACAAAGCCGTGCGCCTGATGATCGCAGGCATCAAAAGTCAAGAAAATCAGCGGGCTTATCGTCCTCCGGTGAAGCCTCGTGAGAAGTCGGTAAGACAACACTATAGGAAACTGGCGAAAGGTATCTGATCTTCTTCGCCTTTCCCAGTTCAGCAAGAATCCTCGCCGCCACTTGGCGGCGCTTTTCTGCTGTTTCCTCTACCGCAGGCGACTCCGCCGCCAGGATCAACTTGAGCCGCTTGTGCTCCGCCCAGAACGGCCTCGCCACGTCCCACGCCAAGCCTCGCAAAAGACCAGGGAGAGGCGGAAACTCCGGCCGGGGTATCTCGCCCCGCTTGACGCGATCCACCGCACGCACGATAGCCCAGACAGGCGCGGCGAGGTGCTGCGCAAGGCACCAAACGTAGTCGCCCACCTTGGGCCGGTGCAGTGCCGGCGCGTAGAGCTCGAGCATCTCCCGGACAGATCGGACAGATCGAACATTGCCACGAATGTCCGCCAAGTCCGCAAAGCACGAATCAAGAACATCACACCGATTAATTAGAATTGTTCTAGCTTCTGGCGGCATCGGCTGCGCCAGCCGCTTGCCCTCGAGCCGGGAAAACCAGACAAACGCAAGCTCGCAAGCTGCCGGATCAATCTCAGGCATTTCCATATCGACCCCCTCAGCCGGGCCGATATGCTTTTTTCAGATGGTAGGGACACCACGCCTGGTTGGGTGCCGTTTTTGCGTTGCACCATTGGGGCGCCACGGCATCGCTGTTGAGCAAGTACGAGCACCCGTCCGCCTGATGCCATTGGATGCACGCGCCGGACGGCAATTCCAAAGACAAAGACTCGAGCGGCGCCTCGCGCCTTTCCCCACTATCCACCGTTTTGAGATACAACGCCCGCGGTCGCCACTTGGGCAGGTTGTCGATGTTGACCATTAGCTTGCGGTTGCCGGACTTGCTGCGCGCCACCGTCTGCCCGCGGTGCCGCGCCCGGAAAATTACCCCGGCGACCTGACTCCGATTGATGTGCAACGCAATCCCGATAAGTCCGTAGCTTAGCCCTTGATCCCATAGGTTAATAATCTCCGCATTGCGGACTACATGCGTCGGCGGCATCGAAGACTCCGGCCTCTGGAGGGATGAAAAACGAAGAGATTCGAAGCGTCGCCCCGCACCGAAAACGAGTCAAGACAGCACTGTTTACCTAAACCCGTTCGTTGACAGAACGGACAAACCATGCTCTGAAACTGCCAGAAAAGTCCGCTTGGGAGCGTCCGGTGCCGACCGCCAAATATCTCAACAACGCCGCCGTCATCGTTCCCCGTACCACGGGAATCAACGAAATCGATTTCGAAAAGCGCGCGCTCAATTACTGGTATTACAAACGCGGGCTCGACAACAAACCATTCAAGGACGACTCGTATGCAAAAGCTGGCGAAGTGGGTCACCTACTGGTCGAAGCTGCGATCAAGGGCGTCGAGCTCAAGGATAAGGATTTTCCCACCGACGGCGCGCGCGAGCTCGGGCTCAAATCATTTGCTGCATATCAACGCTGGCAGTCGCTCAATAAAATTAGATGGACTGATTCGGAACTGTCGCTCGTCAGCGAACAGTATCAATACGGCGGCACCATCGATCTCGTCGGCGTCGAGGAAGGCGCCAACCATTACTCGCTCGGCGACATAAAGACGGGCAAGCTCTACCCGCAGCACCTCTGCCAGATCGCCGCCTACGGCCACCTGTTCGAGGAATGCACGGGTAACCACGTCGCGAACTATCACCTCCTGCGCTTCGATCGCGAGACCGGGCTGTTCCAGCACGCCTACTACGACGCCGAGCACATGAAGGTGCCATGGGAGGCATTCCTGCTGAAACGCCGGCTCTACGACAAGCTCAAAATCATAGGAAAAATGATCTGATGAAAAAGAAAAAGAGAAAACAAAAACGAAAACAAACAGACAACAACAACCTCTATGACCACTATGACGACCGCCGCCTCATCCGCGAATTCATCGCAACAATCAACGGCTGCACCCTGCCTCCCGGCCACGTGCTCTCGGCATGCTGCACCCTGCCGGGACGAAAATTCGACATGATCACCTTGGGACTGGACGACCTGCGGCGCCTCGTGCGCGCCATGGAGAGGTCAATATGACGATCGTAGAGAAAGCCATCGCAGTGCGCGATGCACAAATGGCAAAGCAGATCACCGAAACGCCGGCACCGCAGTTGCCGGCAGAAGCACCGCCCGCCAAACCCCCGGCCGAGCGAAAACCACAATCACAGTTGCTCGGCCGCAATCTCGCCGCGGCGCTCGCCGCCGTGACCAGCGAGGTCGGCGTCATCGCCAAGCGCGGGCACAACAAATTCCATGGCTACAAATACGCCACCATGGGCGACGTGCTGGAACGATTGACGCCGTTGATCGGCAAGCACGGCCTCATCATCATGCAGACGGAAACCCCCGAAGGCCGCAAGATGTTCGACGACGGCCGTGCCATCGCCATCGAATACGAGTTCACGATCGGACACAGTTCGGGCGAGATCTGGCCGGACCGGCCGCGACAGACCGGCATGTGCCGGTGTCGCGATTCCAAGGGCGGATTCGACGACAAGGCCATGAACAAATGCCACACCGCCGCGCGCAAATACTTCCTGCTCGCACTGTTCCAGATCGCCACCGGCGAGGAGGACGATTCCGACGAGGAGAAAACCGGCGAAAACCCCGAGAAAACCGGTTTTCGCATGAAAACCGTCACCGCCGGCAAGGTGCAATACCCAACCCCGCAACAGGCTACTGCTGCCTCGCATGTCGATGCTCCCAAGCGCGAAGTGACGCAGCAGGAGGGAACCCGCGAAAACCTAGTTTCCGCGGGAACCCCGTCGCCCGCGGCCGAGAGTGCCTCTACAGCCGCGGGCGATGACTATTTCCCCGAGCAACCCGAGGATGACGCCGACGTGGACGAGCTCCCCGATACAATTGCCGAGAAGGCCTTGGAGGCTACCGGCTACTTGAAGGCCGAAGAGGGATGGGAACCATTGCGGCAGTGGTTTTTGAATTCGCTATCACCAGAGATGCAGGAAAAATTCCGCCCCGTTCTAGAGAGCAAATGGAAAAAAACCGCAAACAAGAAAAGCGAGGAAATGCGACAGAAAGCAAAGGAGCGTTAAATGTCGATGTTTTCGCGCAATGCCGCCAAAGTCGTGCCCGCGCCCACCGACCTCTCCAAGCTCGCCGATGAGGCTGCCGCATTCGCGCAGCGCATCATCAATCTGGAAGCCGACCGCGATGAAGCCAGACAACGCGCCGCCGACCAAGAAAGACGAGCAGTCTTGGCCGAGGATATGCTCACGCGCCGCACCGAGGAATTCAACGATCGCATCAGCGAGCAAAAAGCACGCATCGAAACCTTGCAGAAAGAACGCGACGATGCCGTGGCCAAACAGGACCGCCTGACCGGCGCCTTCGAAACCATCGGCGGACAATTGCTGAAGATCATCGAGGAACAACGCGAGATCAGACCGGACAATTACCGCGCTAAAAACGCGGGTGATCGCGCCATCGCTCGCGCGCTCGGTATGAACCAAACAGACACGCGGCCTGTGCCTGAATTTCTTACCAAGAAAGAGGCTGAACCGGAATGAAATGGCTCTTGCTCTGGCTTGTCTGCAACCCGGCGATGGAGTGCCACCACGAACGCATCGGCCGCTACATGACCGAAGCCGACTGCATCGCCGCCGCCGGCAGTGACCCCGCCCGTCCTCACCCTGAATGGAAATGCGTCCACGTCGGAAACCGCTAATGCAAAAGCACATCGACATGACTGGACACCGATTTGGCCAGTTGATTGTTCTCAAAAAAGCAGGTCGCGATAAATATCGGGAAACATTATGGCTCTGCCAATGTGATTGTAAAAATCAAGTCATTCGACGAGGCAGTGGATTAAGAAATGGCACAACATACCATTGCGGATGTATTCATTTTACCCGTCTCAGGAACGCAAATCTTCGTCACGGATGCTCTACACAGAAAGTACGAACACCAGAATGGATAGCTTGGAATAATCTATTTCAGCGTTGCTATAATCCTAAAAACCCAGCGTATAAATATTATGGAGCACGGGGGATAATTGTCTGTGAACGTTGGAAAGAGTCATTTGAAAACTTCCTTGCTGATATAGGACCGCGTCCAAAAGGATATTGGCTGGAACGAATTGATAACGATGGGCCGTATTCACCAAAAAATTGCAAATGGGTATCTAGTGCGGTGCAAGCTGCTAATAGACGCCGAAGAGGCACCGCTACTTAATTTCTGGAACTATACATTTTGCCAGCAATTCAGTAACATGCTTCATGAACTCATGTTGCTGCGTAAGCATTTTATCACGAAACTGTGCCGCACCCCCCAAGGCATAGAACAAGAACACCAGCATCGCCATCTGAGCAAGCGATAGCGCCAACACCGCCGGCTGTGCCTTGAGCGCATCAATCAGCCCGCGCGCGGTGGCGCCGGCTTCCTCGACTGGTCCGGGATTCATCATCCTACTGATGGGACTAAAATGTCCTCGCTCGTATCGTACTCACCGTGCGGCGACCACGTCACCCCCATGTCCGTATAACCACTCATCTTGATGGTCGCTGCACACCCGTCGGCCCACGACTTACCGCTTTCGTAAGCCACGAACCGCACCGGCATCGTCGGCTTGCCGGCACGATAGCGCAGGTTGTGCATCGCCGCCGGCCCGCCACAGTCCTCTTCGACGATTACCAGACAGGCCGCGGGGTGCTCCAACAACTGCACCTCGGTCCCGTCCACGATTATCGGGTTCTTGACGAATACCTTCAGTCCATGCTGCACGACGGCGTCGAAGCATTTGATTGCGGTAGTGACGTCGTATGTATCGAGATTATCGAGTTCCACATACCTGAATCCCTCGTTCGCGGCGCGAGTGAGTTGTTGTTCGAGGTTGGTCCAGAAACCAGGGCCATCAGGGTCAGGAGCAGGCTCGCCGTACTCGGATTCAATGTCGTCAGGGGGAAGGTAAGGCGCATAATTGCCAGAGTCCTTTTCGTCCCTGAGATTGACGTACTTGGCCGCGACCTCACCCACCGGCCGCGTCGCGTCGTAGCCGATTTCAACAATCGCCGACGGCTGCGGGTCGCTCTCGTCCAAGCCGATAAGGTAGCGCAACGGCTTGCCGGCAAGCGTGTCTGTTACGGCGGCCGGTGGGTCGGTCGCGATGGTGTCCACGTAGCTTTGCACGGCCCGGAACATCTCGTCGGATTGCGACTTGAGCTCGGTTTCCTCTCTGATTATTGGGCCGTAGTGATTACATAAGTTTCGCAGCGTCAGCGCGCAGGTCTCGACCGCAAATGCGGGACATTCCTTGCACAGCGCCTGAAACTCCGCGCCCGTACCGGAGCCATAATTCTCCCAGTCGCTCGAACTGCAAGAGACGTCCTCCTCGAACGCGGTCAGATAACACGTGCTCTCATTGGCCGGGTCTTGATACTCGGTCATCAGGTTGTCGAACTCTGGATCTGATGCCGAGTGCGCATTGTATGAAGTCTGAAAGAGTCCAGCTTCGGCCGTATCACTCTGGACATTCGACGCGCTCTGGTCGCGTCCTTCGCAATGACGTCCGGATGACTCTCGCATGCCATGGCCGAGCATAAGCGCGTAAAGGTGGCGCAGGGTATCCGGTCCTGCTGTCTCATTCGACATGCCGAGATTGTCGAACTGAGATCTGTAGACGTTCAGCGCGTCCTTGTCCGAATCCCTGCGCGCGCGGGCCATGTCCTGGGCAGCGGGATGGCCCGATTTGAGCTTGAGGTACGTTTGCGCGAAAGCAAGCGCCATCCCCTGCGTGTACCCCGTAGGCGCTTGGCCTCTGTCCCTCCAGTCATAACTCGCGATCCACGAGTCATTTGCAATCTTCATGATTGCTTTCTGGTCCTTGACCGAAAGCGCGCCGGGGGGCGGTGCAGGCGGAGGCAGCGGCGGCTGATGCGCATACAACGCCCCCCAGGTCTGCGGGCCGACTATTCCATCAACATCGAGCCCGCGAGAACGTTGATAATTTAAAACAGCTTCCTCGGTTATCGGACCGAAATCACCATCCACGGTGCCCGTGAAGTGAGGCAGCATGCGCTGCAAATCTGTTACGTGCTGACCGTGGTCCCCGCGGGAAATGGTGGGCCGTTGCGAAAGCGGCACGTCATAGGGATTGTCCGGCGGGGTCGTGCCGCCACCAGGAGGCGGCGTGTAATCAGGCGGCTCCTCGCCGACCAACGCGCCGGCAATCGCATTGCAGATAGCATCAAAGCTTGCATTGTATTTGTTTGAATCGTTCGTATTGTCACAAAAACAGGTTTCAAGAAGTACGGCCGGAGCATTCGTCGCATTCAGGAATTTTAGGTCGGACCTGTACTTGGCGCCTCGATTTGTAAACCCACCTGCACCCGCAATCGCCGCCGATATATCTGCCGCCAGCGCCTGCTGCGTGACATAGAGAACCTCGCACCCGTTCGCCGTGCCGTTGTATGCGTTGAAATGCACCGAGACATCGAGGTCGTGCGGGCCGGCACCGTTGTGATGATTCACAATCCAATTGAGATTGGCCGACTGCGTGGTGCTCACGTCGTCATGGAACTCGGTTACCGTGTGACCCATGCTGCGCAAGGCCGCCACCACCGCAGGAACAACACGACGCGCCTGGTCTACTTCGTCCAGTTGCGGCGGCACCGGGTTGCCCCGCGCACCGCGGATTTTCAGACCGTGACCGGACGAGATGACGATGGAGGTCATTTCACACCGGTTGTGTCGTTGAATAAATCGAGCCAGACCACTGATTACCGGAACCCGATGTAGCGTTGAATGCGTTGCCGCGAGTGCAGGTAAACCATGGATTGCCGTCCATGTACAGAATGAACGGCGTACCATTGGTGATAGTCATCACCCCGGTAAGCGCATTGGTGCCATCAAAGAACTGAATCGTGGTGGCGCCCGTCGCACACGCGAGCATGAGCCGGTACACCCGAATGATGTTACCCGCTGACGCCGCAATCAGCGTATTGCTGCCGTTGATGTTGAAGCTTAACGATGCCGCAGTTATGTCCTGGCCGTCGAAGGTAGCGGTGCGAAACCCAGCCATAGCATTCTCCGTTTATGGCACACCCACTTGCGTCATATAGTAGCGCAGCGCGGCAAAGAAATTCGCCACCTGAGTCGCACTCAGATTACCGCCAATGCTCACCATGGCAAGTTGGTTGGGCGTGCCGAAGTTGCCAGCACTGCCCCCCTGGTTTGTGTCCAAAACAAAAAAATTGAAATTCAGCGGCGCCCCCGAGGTGGCATTCGGATTGGAGAACGACGCGCCGTTTTGATAGCCCTGGGTAGCCGCGGCCGCACTGCGGTTGATCAGCCAGTGCCCCGTGCGTGTGCCCGGCACACCTTGCGAGCCGCTCGGCGGCGCATCATTAATGCGCAAATACAGGTTGCCGTCATTGAACGTATCCACGATGCTGCTCTGGAACACCGTCAGAGCGCCATCACCCTGTCCTATGCCGAAACCGCCCGTTACCGCCGCAAGGTTGGTCACCGTCCACAACGAGATATGCGCGGCATTCTGCGTGAAATTCACTGCCGAGGTGGTCGGGTTATAACCCGTGTCAATGAACACGGTGTTACTGCCATCCACCCCGGTATAGCCGCGGTTGGCAGAGAATGCCGGCGCACCATTGAGCGTATGCGAACGCAGATTAACGAGATCAACCTGTGCCTGTTGCGCGTTCTCCGCCGCATAAATCCACATGCGGTCGAGACCAGTCCAAATGCCGGCCGATTTCAGATTCTTGATGAGCGTGTCCACTTGTGCCTGCCGTGTGGCCGAGACCGTACCGCCCACATTGTTGACTGCACTCACCCAGGCAAGCGTGGACGGGTCAGGCCCGGACACACCGGCGGTATAAGCAATCTCCCCCGCTACCTGCACCGCCCCGCCCAAGCTGATGTTGAAAGCATTCCCTGAGCTGCAGGTAAACCAAGGATTGCCGTCCATCAGCAAAGCGAGCGGCGTGCCGGCAGCGAGCGACATCGCCCCGCTCAGATTCGTCGCCCCATCCTGAAACTGAACCGTAGTGGCAGAAGCGGCCGTCAGCTCGACCCGGTAAATCCGATTCTGTACTCCCGTAATCCCCGGCAATACGATATTGGTGCCACTCGCGTTAATACTGACCGACGCCAGGCTAGGGATCAGACCGTCTGTTGTGTGTTTCCAGAAGCCGCCGGGCACCTGTCATCCCTTTTGCCATGCCAGCCACACCAGCGGAATGACCACCAATACACTAAAACTCGTCGCTGCTATAAGGCTCGTCGTGCTCCCGGTCCGTATCGCCAGGAAGCTGAGGACGAACGACGCGCACAGGGCCAGCATCAATAGCAATCTCGCCGCCACCACCGCGGCGATCGCCATCAGCACTGGAATCATCTGGCTTAGGTAATCGGGCCTTGAGCGCGTCGAGCTGGGAGCCGCCGTTATCCCCGCCAATGCGATTGCGGTGTCGGGCGGCTCCGGCCTTGTATTCAGGTCCGTTGCGGTAGCTGCGTGTCCCTGGCTTGGCGTATCCAGGCCCACGCTCGTACTCGAAGGCCTTGATCCGATCGGCCTCTCGCTCAGCAACCTCACTCTGGGTCGAGGTGATTCGCTCTCGGTAGGCATCCAGCAACCCTATCTGCTCGTCGTCCGCATCCGCAACCCGGTTGCTGATGGCGATCCAGCGGCCGACCTGGGAGAATGTCGCCAACTTGGTCTCCAGGCTCACGGTGTCGGCCTTGGATGCCTCGAGCAAGGCCTTCGCCTGCTCGTTCATCGCCTGCACGAGATCGGCCTTGGGACGCTTTCTAGCGACGGCGGCCACGGCGGCTACGCCTCATCCCGCGCAGGAATAACCGCGGTGCCGGCTTGCGAATGCTGCGAATGCCGCGCATCAGTAGCGCCCGCCGCGCTTGCCGCTGCGCCGCATCTTGCGCGGCTGCTGATTGAGCCCGCGCTTGCCGCCGGAGAAATTCCGCACCATGCCGGAATCCCGCACCAAGGTGGAGTTTTCAGGCGAGGCAGAAGCACGCTTGACGCTGACCTTGTCTAAACCAGGCATTTCACCTTCTCCTTGTCCGGCGGCCCTTTCTAGACTTGCGACTCTGTCGTTTTATCACACCACTGGCGGCCCTGATAGCCGCTCCGGTTGACGCACCCCGCGCCTCCATGCTGTCGCGCACATGCTGCCACTGCCTTCTGAGCTTGGGCGTCGTAGCTTTCTTGGTGTGCTTCTCGGCGGGCATTTACAACAACTTGTAAAAGAAACTCTTTTGCGGAGGTGCCCCACTATTGAACGCAAACAACAATTGATTGATGGCCGATGCGGCATTGTTCACATCTGTCGCAGTCAAGCCTAACGATACGCCAAGCGGCGAAGCCGCGGCAGCGGCGGCAAGCGTGGCATCCTGCGCAAGCCTGTCCTGCAACGTATTGGCGTCCTCGAAATTATCGATGATTCTGGTCACGGATGTCTGCAAAGACAGCATGAATTGATTTGCATTGGACATTACGACAGCCTCGCTTTCAACTCACGTATTTCCTGTTTCAGCGCCTCTATCTGTAACAGCAGAACGCGCTCATAGGCTACTCCGTCGGGACGGCCCTGCTCGTCATAGACCGCGAGTACCGGGTCGATGGCCGCCACCTCCTCGGCCCCGTAACCGACATGCCGCACCGTCTTGTCGTCCCGCTCGCACAGCGAGGTGAACTCGATGGGTCGCAACGCCATGATGGCCTCGATGCGCTTTTTCGGAATGTCGGATACGGCAGTCTTATAACGCAACGAGGAAGTGGAGCGCAGCAGGTTATTGACCGGTGACGAAGCACCATCAAGAAACGCATTGGCGGCGCTTGCCGTGGTGGTCACGCGCGGGAATTGCACGGCACCCGTGCTGTCCCCCTGCATCCACAGACTGCCCGCCCCGTCCGAAAGCCACAGCGCGTTGCTGGTTGCCGCCACGCCGGCATGGTCGCCAATAACAACATTGCTGCTGCCGGTGGTGACACTGCGGCCGGCGCCGTTATTCCCACCGATGAACACATTGTTGCCGCCGCTGGTCAGACCGATGCCGCTGTTCGAGCCGACACACACATTATGCGCCGCCGTGGTCAGTACACTGTTCCCACCAGAGCTGAAACCGACAAATGTGTTATTGGCGCCCGTGGCGGGAGATGCCACAAAAAAGTTGCCTCCTGCCTGATAGCCTACACAAGTATTATTGTCCCCCGTCGTAAAAGAAAAACCGGAAAATAATCCGATGAATACGCCGCCATTTCCTGTCACTGGATATGCAGCAGCGTGTCCGATAGCCGTGTTTTGATTTCCGGAGACGTTCGCCTGTAATGCATTGGCCCCCATGCAGACATTGGAATTCCCGCCATTTATTGATTTGCCTGCGTTCGACCCTATCCCAATGTTAGAAATGCCTGCGTTAGTTGTTACCGCAGCCAATGCGGTATCACCGACAGCAACATTGTCTGTGGATGTGGTTATATTTGTTCCGGCATGGTTGCCGATACAGATATTCGGGTTACCACTCGTGACTGAAGTAAGCGCAAGCTGTCCGATGCCGACGTTATTGGAGGCCGTCGTCGTCGTGTAACAGGCCTTTTGGCCTATGGCCACGTTGTTGGTGCCACCACCGGCGCCACCGCTCATGGCGTTGCTGCCCAGTGCGATATTGTTGTCGCCAGTCACATAAAATGCCAGATTCTGCGGGCCAATTGCCAGATTGTTGCTTCCGGTGGCGTTCAAGCCGCCCTGGAAGCCCATATAGAAATTGCTGGCCCCGCTCGTTGTGGCTCGTCCGGATTGAACGCCGAGAAATACATTTCCATTTCCCGTAGTGAGAGCGGTCCCGGCACTACCGCCCATGCAAATATTACCCGTGCCACTTACAACCTGAAAATTCCCCGCCGACAGCCCCCATGCAAGCATCCCAGAACCGGCCGGGTCATCCGTCCAAATATATGGTCTGCCGGCGCCATCAGAAATGACCAGATTATTGGAGAGAGCTGCGGGTAGTCCGGTGATCTGCGCACCAAGAATGGTGTTGTTGTTACCGGTGGTGACGCCGCGACCGGTGTTAAAGCCAAGCGCGGTGTTTCTCGCCCCTGCAGTAAGGTCGTTCAGCGCCGTGGTACCGACGCCTATGTTGTTGTTGGTCGTATCGTAAAGACCGAAGCCGCCAAATGCGCCACTGTTGTTATATTGAATATTCTTGTTGACGCCGCCCGGACCGCCACTGCCAGCCGGTACAGACCATGTTCCGTCCGCCTTGAGAAACTTGGCTGCCGCCGCATCACCTGCCGCCGGCGCCGGCACATAGCCAACCTGGCCACCCGCGCCGCTGTCACCGGCAAATCCCTGACCCAATAGCACGTTGTTGCCAAACTCATCGACAACGAGCCCGGTGTGGTCCGGTGTACCGACAGTGTTGCCGGGAACGGCTGCGCCAGAATTGTTGATGATGATAGAACCGGCCGTGCTGTTGTACTGCGCACCGGTACTGGTCCCCACCGTCGCAACATCCGCCTGGTAATGAATGAAACTATCACGTGAGGAAAGCAGAGTCGGGTTCCAGTGCGGGTCAACACTCAGAGTCAAATGCATGTGCTGCGCGACCACCGAAGAAAAATGCCGCGCCTGAATGAAATAAGCGCCCGTACCGGAAATAGTGGTATTGCTGTTGATAGTGATGTGCGTGCCGAAATTGGCAAAGATACAACCACCGCCACCACAGGCGCCAAAATTGACATTCACGAGATTCATCACGCCGTCGTAATCCGTCATCACGCAAGCACTGTCGCCAATCGACATTGCTGCATTCTGCAACGTTACGAACCCAATTCCCCAGCGCGAGCCCGTACAATAAAAGGTACCATTGATAGTGGAATTAGTCTGAATCCCCGCATGGTTTGCAATAAACGCACGACCGGTAGGAATTTCCGGCAGCACAATGAACGACTCGTTGTAGGTGCCGTCAGCAAGAACAATCTGCACCGAGCCATCGTCCTGACCAACAAGATCAACTTCCGGTGCCCAGGTGGCCGCCATCATGGCAGCGTGCTGGATAGTCTGGAATGCAGTCCCCGCCGTCAGGCCATTATTGGAATCGCTGCCGGTAATCGGATTGACAAAATAATCAATTACACCGGCACCGACAGGCCGGACAAAAGAACTGCCATTGAACAGACGGTCAAGATTGCCATTGACCACACCGACCACTTGGTCAGCATCAGCAGGCGGCGACGTCGTCGGCGTGATTTGTGAAAGTTTGACGCCGGCAACCACGTCATCCCTCTTTTACATACACGTCGCTGGCGTCTTCGAGGATATAGGCAAATGCCGCATCCTCGGTGATGTAGCTGTTGCCAGGAAACCCAAGCGACCCACCCTGATTGTCCTCGTCCTGGTCGCACTCCCACTCGTATTCGCAGAGCGCCGCAAAGAGTAAGAGCTCGTCATCATCACGATACACGCTCGGCCTCTAAGGTCCAAGATCCGTCCCGGTTGCGGCGTGCGCGCCTGGTAATCTTCGCCAGCCCCTGCATGCTCTGCATGAGAACTTCCAGCCGGCGCGCGGTATCCCCGAGAGAGACAACAATGCCAGACAGAGACTTGGCACCCGCCGCATTCGCTGCCGTTCCCCGCTCCATGGCATCGAGTGTATGCGCCACCGCCGAGTCAAGCGTGCGATTGAGAAGCTCGCAGGTCACCCGCACCGCCGTGGTGACCTTCATTTGCTCGGCCATTGTCTTGGCAAGACCTACTGCAGCCACATCGAACGCCTTGTTGATTTTCTCGACCGTGGCCGCAGCCTTGGCATTCTGCTCAGTCGCCGCCTCGATGCGCCGATCGAGCCGGTCGATCAAACTCTCTTGCGTAGATACCAGCGCATCCGCCCGCCAGAGCAGAGCCTCGATCATCTCGGCAATGTCTTCGTGCTCGCGCCCGAGCTCCTTGCGCACCGCGCGCTGTATCTGCTTGTCCGTCACGTCATCGGGAAACTTGAGCACTAAGCCGTTGGGCAGCTCGGCGTATTTCATCGGATGTAGCCACCGCTCGGTATGCGCATAGTCGTATGACTGTGCTCGTTCGACGCCGCCAGGTCACTCACCGCATCGCGAAAGTCCTCTATCACTTCCGTACGCAAGTTACCCATTTCGCTGAGTGCTGCGGCCACAGATTTTGTCAGCTTGTCCACATTCTCCCTGAAGCTCTCCCCTATCTGCTCGACCAACTCTCTTTGCCGATTAGCCGCGTCCTCGGCGTCCTTATCGATGCGCTTGACCAAGGCGTCTATCTTCTTGACCAGCTTTTCCACCGCCACAATAAGGTCGTCCTGCGTCAACCCTAGATGCCGGCGCACGCGCGCCGTTATTTCCTCGTCCGGCGTGTCGTCCGGAAATTGCAGCATCTTGTTGTTGGGAAGCTCGGCGTATTTCATTTTCTTGCCCGCTTGCGCAAGCCTGCCTTCTGGCTGCGTGGGGTTGTGCGTAGCATCAGGTTATCGAGCGCGTTGACGGGCTTGACCCGTTCGAGAACCAAGTCGCCCGTCAACGCATCCCGATGGTCGGGAAGCCGTGGTCTTACCCTCCCACCGAACAGAACCGAACCGCTCGGCCAGCGCGCTTTCATCTCGTCTGGTTTCCATAAGAATCAAACAGAATAGTGTTCTGCGGGGTCTTATCGCTTTTCTTTTGCTCGCGCTCCCGCTCTTGCCGCTTCTGCTCCCGCTCGGCTTCCATACGTGCTTTCTTGCGCCGCGCCCGCAGCACCTCGCGCCTATGAAATGTCTCGTACCGCTCGGGGGCAGTGATGAAGCCCGGCGCCGGCTGCAGGCCACCGAAGGCGCCCGCTACCTGGCCTACCCCGCCGCCCTCCTCGTAGACGCGAATCGCCCCACGGACGGAGAACGGCTCGAACGTCTGCGCCATGTATTTCGCAAAATCCTGCATCTGCTTGAAGGCCGGATCTTCGGTGTTGCGGATCTCGGCCCCGTAAAAATCCTTGTTGTCGATGATCTGCCCCCAGGTGCCCCATATCGGGTTCAGCTTGTTGTTGAGGGTCTGCCAGGGATGACTGTTCCATTCCAACACGTCCTTGATATAGGACGGAATCGAAACCCGCTCGTCGTCCCCCTTCGGGGTTTTCCTGCCCGTCTTCGGGAAGAAATAATCCTTGATCTCCTGCGGTCCCTTGCCGGTGTAAAGATACGAAGCAATCGCACCCAAGTACGCGGTCAATATCGGCATGGCGATCGCGTAGCCCATGCGCTCGGTGAACTCGACTTCCTTGCCGGTTCCCAGCGCATGCACCGCACGTGCTGCATCCATGCCGCCACCGACGAGCGCGCGTATCGTTCCCATGTTCCAGCCCACCGAGCGCACGGCGATGAACGCTATGTCCTTGGCCGTCTTCGACCAGAACACGTTGTCGTAGACCATCTGGCCCAAGCGGTCGTCCACATGGTTCCATAGCTTGCCTACGCCGCGGCGGAACTCGGCCGCAGACGCATTGGGGTTGCGCCGCATGAAGTCTGAAGCCATGTCATAAAACACCCCGAGCTTCTGCCGCGGCACGATGAATTCCATGATCGGATACGATGCAGATTGCAGTAGCTTGCCGGCGAGCTTGAACGGGGTTTTCAGGACGGTCTTGTAGGGGCTGTACTTGAACTCGTCCTGAATGCCGCGCATCAGCGAGCCATCGCGAATTGACCCGAACAACCCGTTGCCCTTGGTCAACTGATAGAACTGATCCATGTTGATGCGGCCACCGGCCTGGGTGAGCGCATGCACCAACTTCTGCAATTCCGGGGTGGCATTGCCGGGATTGAGATAGGCCGCACGCAGACGATGCCCCTTCTGGCCAGTGAGGAACGCAGTGGTAGGGGAAAAACTGGTGCCAATATTGACCGCCGCACGCCCGAACTCGCCATGCGAAAGATCTTTCAGACCCTGACCAAGTTTGGATATCATCGTGTCCACGGTAGTGAAAAAAAGATGATAGCCTGACACGCCAAGCTGCACTTGATTGAGTGCATTGGCCGCCTGTCGCACCGCATTGTAAGGGCTCTGCATGACGCCAGTGCCCAGCCGGCTCGGTTCCACGTAGTTGTTGAATACCCTCGCCGCCTCCGGGGGCGCGTACCACTCGCCCATCATGCGCAGGCCCGGCGCATGAATATCATGCTCCGGCGTCTCGAAGATCTTCGTCTCTACACGGGTCGCCGCTTCATGCCGCAATGATGGCTTTATGGCCTTGATCGCCTGGACGATCGGGTCATTGGCCCGGTAGCTGAACACGAGATCGTCCATCGCCTTGGCCGCATTAGGCGCAAGCTCGCGCAATAGCTGCGGCGCATACCAATAGGCATGGAAGAAATTGGCGATGCGCTCCTCCGCATTGAGCAGATAGCGCATGTCACCAGTGACGCCCTGCTGAAACTGCTCGTAGCCGCGCAGATAATCTATATAATCGGGTCTTTGACGATACGTGTCGGCCCGTACCGGGTCACGACGGAGCAACGCAAGTTGACCGAGCTCTTCCCAGGCTTGCGGGTTTTTTTGGAAGATTTCGCGGCTGATGCCGTACTTGAAGTCGATCTGGTGTCCGAGTTCGTGCTCAAGGACGGTTTGCGCGTTGCCGAATACCGAGACGATCGGGTCACCGACTGTTCCTGTTGTGTAGCCTTGCGTGTTTAAATTTGCCGCGAGATAGGGATCTTCCGAGCGCAGCGGCTGCTTGATGGGCACGCCCATCTTGCCGGCCACGTCCTCTAGCCCGCGCGCGATCGCCGGGTCGTAACTGGTTTCGTGCAGCACGTCAACCATCTTGCGGACAGCGGGAATATTGATGTGGAACGGGGGCAGCACGGCCCGGAAGTACCTGTCGTTCAGCGGCTTCCAACCGACCGGCGCCCTGTCGTTGTAGGGGACGAACTTGGGAATGCCGCTGTCCTTGATCGCCTGGCCAAGCTTGGTCCCGAAATAGAACTTGTCGAGCTCATGGGTCTTCCACAGCACCATCTCGATCGGGTCACTGGAAAGCGGAATGAGCCCCTTGTCCATTCCTTCCTTGGTGGTGCTGATGGTGCGTTTCTTCTTGAACGCCGCAGTACCGCGAATGGGACTCTTGGTCGCCTGCGCGGCCCGCTCGGCCTCGATCGCGCGCAGCCCCTCCTCGATCTCGCCGGTCGGGTTGGCCCAGTAATGCGGAAAATACCCCTCGATCGCCCGATTGATCGCCCCCGGCCCCAAGGTCTCTACTCGCCGCGCCGACTTGTCCAACCGCTCACCCAGCTTCGACGCGGCCGGATCTAGATCGGGCAGCGTCTGCGGACGCAATTCCTCGATGTCATCGATGAACTGGAAACGCTGGGCTTCCGGCAGACGGTTTACCTTGCCCTGGTACACCTTGAGCTCGTGCGAGGCGATGGCGTCCGCCTGTGCCAGCATCCCATTATGGGCACGGATGATGTCGTGAAACGTCTGCGCCTCCTCGGTAGCAGTGGCCGGCGATATCGCCTCGGTCACACCCTTCACCGGCTTGAGCGCACGCACCGCCTGCACAGCCTTGCCCGCCGCCACGATCGGATCGGCCGCGAGGGTACCGACAATAGAAGCCGACGTTCCAAAGAAACGCCTGGACGCAGACTCCAGACCTTTGATCCCGGTGGCCTCCTCGGCCGGCTTACCGACAACGTCACCGAACCGCAGACCCAGAGCCTCGAACGGACTGGCCACATAACCGATGGCACCGCCGGCAAGCTCCAGTGCCCCCCACGCGCGACCTCCTATCGTCTCAGCCTGGAATATCTGATTGAGCCCGTCATGCATTCCCTTGAGCGAATCCTGCACTGCCGCTTTGTATTCAGGCCCCAGCGCCCCGAAGGACTGATTCCAGTAATTGCCCATCACGTGTGACAGGGTTTCCTTGGGCGTCTCTTGCAGCGTCTCCGGCGAAGTGGGTGTGCCCACCACTATCAAGTCATCGTATTTCCCTGCAGGTTGCGGCGTTGGCGCCAGTGCAGGAGTGGCAGACGACGGTGCTGTTGGCGCAGGTGATACTGGTGGCGCTGTCGGCGCCCGCGATGAACTGACATGGTCGAAGTCGAGAAATTCGTCCGCCATTACGGATAAGATCCAACTGCCCCCTGCTGCTCTTGTGTTCGCTGCGCGCGTGCGCGTTCTTCTTCTCGTAATTTCCTCATGTCATCCCGCTCTCTGATTTTAGCAGGTGGCACCATGCTTTCCGGGATCGGAAGCAACCAAGGGCCATGCCGAACCAACCACTGAGTTCCCTTTTCACTGTAGGTATAACCACCCTCTTCCATATCCTTGAACCCCGGAGGAACCGGAATCGCCCCTTCCGGCGCCTCGGCCGTTCCGGGTGGAACAGTAACACCTGCTCCGCTCGTGGCAGGCGCGGCCGGCCGGCCCGGCGCTGCCGGTGCCGTCGGTGCTGCCGGCCTGGGCGGTGCCGCCTTTGGTGCAGCACCGGCTTCCTCCAATAACTTGGCAAGGGTTCTCTTCTTGGGAGGCAGGCCTTCGCCCGGCACCACCTTCATTTCCTGCAATTCTTTCAAATCGGCAGGCGTATAGTCATAACCGCCATAGGTTGCCGGCCGGCCCGCACGCAGTTCAGCGACCGCTTCCGCTGCCCCCATGTTTCTTCTTTCAGTAGCGGTCGGCCCCTTGCCCTCTCCTTTGGGATGCTTTTCGGTATAGCGACTCGGCGAATAATTCTCGTCGGCCTCGTACACCGCGTCTATGAGCGCGGCATTGGCCTTGCTGTTTCGTTTCGGCAGTGGCTCGTCGCCGCGCAGGATAGCCTGAATGGTCTTCTGGCTTACACGCGGTTCGTCCGCCGCCCGCGTCTTCTTCTTGACGTCGTCGCCAGCCGTCATGCTGTGCTCGTACCATTTCACGATGTTGGGCAGGTCATTCCTGTCAATGAGCCCTTTGACGAACTTGTTGTCGTGCGCCGTGGCAATACCGTTGAGCGCGGCAAGCTTGTCCTTCGCCGGCAGATCGGTGCCGAGAATGCCGCCTATCTCCTCCATGTCGCGATCGTGTTGCTTGTCCAGCGCGGCCAGGCCGCCTCTCGCCTTGGCGGCATGCAGCTTGGCGAGCTCGCCGTTGTTGGTGTTCATCGCGGTGAGATAACCGGTGAACGCCGCCATCACGTTCCGCGCGTTGCTCTTGACTGCCTTGCTGCCGAACAAAGCGAGCGCTGCGAGCGCCGGCACGAAGGCAGAAACCATCTGGCTTGCCGCGTTGCGCGGCGTGGAGGGAAGCTGATCCCAGCTTCTGGGAAGGCTGCGGCCATGCCGGGTCAATTCATCAGCATATCCACGTGTATAGGCTGTCAAGACAGCAGTCTGATCCTGTTTGCTCTTATCTATCGCGCCATCATACTGCTCGTTGGTGAGCGCGGTCCTGTCGTCGCCGAGGTCGAGACTGCCGAAGCCGGCCTTCTCGGCCAGGCTGCCGGTCTCCTCCTGGGCTATGGGCAGATTGACGTTCTCGAATGGCGCGCGGGGGAACCGGTTCTTCTCCGGGTCATCGGTGTCGGGCGTGCGATCGAGCGGACCAGTCCCGGTGGCCGGCGGCAGCAGAGCATCGGCATCGACGTTGGGGTCGCCCGGATAAGCACCGCGCGGCGGACGCAGATAGTCCGCCTGCTCTGCTTCGCCGCCTATGGGAAAATTTGGCATTACGCTTCTACCGTTATTCCAGCCGCCCCAGTCACGTCACCTAACAATTGCCCTTCACCGGCAGAAGCCACCGTTCCGCCCGCCTGCGGACCACCACCGAACAGCGAAGCGAGACCGCCGGTGCCAAGCAGACCATTGTTGCCGGCGAGCGCCTTGAACAGACCGGCAATGGAATTGGCCGTTCCCGTATCCTGAGCGATCTGATCTTTCGCTAATTGTCCAAACAGGCTGCCGGCACCCAGCAAACCATTCATGCCGGTGCTCACCAGATTGCTCAAGGTACTTGCCGTGAGCTGAAACCCCTGCATACCGAGCTGTGCCATAACGGTGTCGATGTTCTCGCTAGTGCTCAAGGCTTGCAGCCCTTGAGTTGCTTCCTGCGAACCCAGCGCACCAGACAAAGTGAACTGCAGTCCCAGATTCCGGTTCTTGGCGTCGGCGATGGCTTCGGTTTCCGAAGTCGAACCAGTCATTCCCAGTTGAGCAAAAGTCGCACGGATGCCGGCAATCGTATCGTCGAGATTAGTCTTGACCGCAGTCTGCCCGCTCGTGGGCAACAACCCGCTTTCCTCGGTGGCAATGCCGGTGGTCAGCGCGCTGCCGCCGGCCGCACGCAAATAATCGGCAGTGCTGAGAGCTCCGCCAGCGCCCTGCGTCAAATAGATGGGAGCGACGCTCCCCACTTGCGCAGTAGTGGTGTTCAACTGCGGCAACGCGGTATTGATGATGTCGCCGCTGACACCGCGCACATTGCCGGCAATGCCGGTGATGTCGCTCGAATAAGGCGTATCGCCACCAAACAGTGCCATCAGGGAATCCTCAGCTTGTTCTGGATCTGCTGGTGCTGCTGATAGTTGCGCCAGCCCCAGTCCTTACGGGCTATCTCATCCTCGTCATCGAGTTTGGTCAAGTCGGTGCCCGGGAACCCCTGCGACCTGTTCATGTCGTCGTGCATAGCCTGGTGCGATTGCAGGAAAATGCGCATGTCGGTGACCGGCCAGATGGGACGCAGGATGAGCGTCCTGCCGGTTGCCTTCTTGATGGCCGCACAGATGGCCGCATGCGCCTGATAATGCGCGTAATCGTACTGGTTGCGCGCAGGGTCTTTACGCTCCGGCATATTCCTGATTTGCGCCAGCATTATTGCCCGCTATCATTGCCTCCGTGCTTGACCGCCGGCCAGGCCGGGTAATTAACAATTTTGTTGCCGCCGAGAATGCCATCGATGGTCGCACGGTTGCCTTGTGCGCGTGCATCCCCCTTGGGGTATCTCGCGGTGCTGGCCTCGTAGTCGACAATCCCCTGATGGTCGTTGTTCCACGTCAGGCCGTTGAGTTGCACTTGCTCCGCTTGGCGTTTGCTCACCAACTGCACGAACGGGCCTTCGCCCTGATGCGGGTCTTTGCGGTTCTGTGCCACCCGGTTGGGCTTGATGGGAATATCCTGCAGACTTTTGTTAGGCATAGTTTGCTCCTATCCAGGGTGAATCGAAGTCAGCAGCATGTTGGTCTCGGTGCCGAAGAACGATGTGCTTGAAGTACTCAGATCGCACAATTCGCATGCGGTAACCGTATTGATGCCGATGGCCGGCGGCGCCAGGAAACGCGCCTCGGTCGTCTGGTCTATGGACAGATTACCGGCGGCCGGCGTCGTGCATTGATTACGCGCCACCGTACCGCTGAACGCATTGGTAACATTGTATCCGATACCATGAATTGCCGATTGCGTGTTGGTCGCGACGGCAGCCGTCGTGGTTTCCGTGCGCTGATTGAAGATCAGATCATATGGCGATTCGGCCAGGCCCATGAACGTGGTCAGACTGTTGGCGGTGGCATTGTTCGAGGCACGCACGGCATTGGTGACATAGATCCAGCTCGCGGTTGAATCGCCGGCTTTCATCACAATCGGCTGGCGCTGGAAGTTATTCCAGACACCCCATTTACGCGACTGCCCATAGCTGCGGTGACAGGTCAATTGCCCGTTGACCGTGTCCATGAAAATGCTACCGAGATAAGTGCCGAAGCCGGGATTGACGGTGAATGTATTGACCCCGTTGCGACCGGTGACCGTCACCGCATTGTTCCAGAACCCCTGCGTGCGCTGCAGTTGCGTCGAGCCGGCACCGGTCCCGCGCGCGCACGACCCCGGCGTGATGGAACCGCCGCCCGTGGTCCATGTCGGCCCGGTGACGAGCGTAAGCGTACCGCCGTTGTTGAAGATGAACACGTCGTAAAGATTGGACGCGAGATGCGCGGCGTTCATGGTCAACGACAATTCGGCAAACGTGGTGGCTACCCAGACCGACCCGTTCCAGATGGACACCGTGGCACCCTGGAACGGCGTGTAGAACATGGGCGAACCGGCACTGATGGTGGTGTCGCTAGTAATAATCGGCGTAGCCGAGACCAGCGTGAGATAGCCCTGCGGGGTGGGCGCAGCGGCGCTCGTCACCGCGCTGGTGATGATGAACCCGCCGGCACCGGAATTCAGCGCCTGGTTGAACACCACCGTATAGAGCGTGCCGGAAGCGATGTCGTTGGCGTTACTCTGCACCCCATTAGCGTTGTAGAGGTTGACGAAGCCGAGCGCGCCTATCTGAATGGTAACGACGCCAGTCGAGGTCGCCCCCGCCACGAACGTGGCCATCTGAAAGTTGACGTAGGCCGCCGGCAGGAACTGGTTGGTGTTGGGGGTGAGCGTGATGGCGTTGGTGCCGGCCGCGGTGCAACCGATATTCCCCTGGTTGCCGCAGATGTTGTACATCGTGTCGAGCAACGAGGCGGGCTGGGTGCCGCCGGCAAGGTTCGCGAAAATAGTCGGATACGTCATCTTTAGCTCGAAGCATCCAAGACGGCTGTAAACAGCCTTTTGTTGCTATCCCAGGAACGTCGCATCGTAAGAGTACTGCATCGCAAAGGCGATGAGGGAAAAATCTGCCGCCACCACACTCTCGGTCGCCCCGAGCATGCGCCCGTACTGCGAAACGTCCGAACCGCTGATGCCGGTGCTTTTCACACCCCACAGGATGGTGCTCAGGCTCGCGTTCTGGAAGTGAATGATTGCCGCCGCGCTATTGGTGAACTCGAAGAACGCCGCCGTCGTCGAAACGGACAGGTTGATGGAGGACAGTTCGCTGTCCATGGTGCCGGTGAGCGTGACCCCAGCGCCGCTGTAGTCCTGCACGTTGAAGTAGAAGCGGTAGAGTTTCTTGTAGGTAATCCAGCCGTCGTCCTGCGAACCGGCGCTATAGAGCTTGGTCTGGAAGATTTTTGACAGTGAGCTCGAGGCCACCTGAAACAGCTTGTAGATGTGCGTGCCATCGCTGCCCCAGGCAAACATCGTCGAGTTGAACTCTTGCACATATACCGCGGTGGTTGACGCAGAGAGCGTTGACGCAAACCACCAGACCTGCCCATTCCACAGTGCCAGCACCACACGACTGACACCGACATGGTCGACGACCTTCATCAACAAGAGGTAACATTTGACACCAAAGATTGTGGCCACGGCCGCCGAGGGCATGACCGAGAAATCCGCCTTGGCGAACAGGCCATCGAGGGACTTGCTCACCTTGGTGACCACGCCACCGTTGAGCAGAAACACGCCTTGCGTGTTGGCGAAGATAACCGCCTGGCCGAACAGTTGCACTGAGTTCTGCCAGGCGGTGCCGACCTGCGGGTCGAGGTTCTGGTTGGAATAGGTGGTGACCGGAGGGGAGCCTGCCGTCTGCACGTTGGAGATCGCCGACGTGTTTGAATCGCCGAACAGGTACAGAAATCCGTTGCTCTGCTTGAGCGCATTGAACACGTAACGGAGCGAGCTGTCCTGCTGCGGCACGGTGGAGGCGCCGTCGGCGGTGATGAAGTCCGCGCCGTTGGCAGGCGCCGAGTTGGTCACCGTGGCCGGAGTGAGCGGCGGCGTGATGGAAAACGGCGTCGTGAGAAATACCCGGTTCTGATAAATCTCGATGGCGTTGCCGCTTACGCCTGACGGCATGGTGGTGGGGCTATTGTTGTTCAGCCAGACCGGAGAGGCTCCGCCGGGACCGATTAATGTGGCGCCGTCCCAGGACCAATAGCGATTCTTGTCCGCGGCCACCGAGGTGGTGATGACGATGCCTTGCGCGTTCCATTGCGCGGCCACCGGCAGGTACGAACCGTCGTAGAAGGTGCCGACCGTGTTCGTCACGGTGACGGTGCCACCACCCACCGGCGAGAACTGCTGCGCGGTGCCGTCGGACAGGAATGCAATCGCCTGCTGCGCATTGGCGATGTTGAAGAAGAACGCATTGACGATGGTCTTGCCGCCGGGCGCAGTGTAGATGGCCGCCGCCTCGGCGAACATGCCGCGCAGGTTGCCGTCCTGTATCGGCATGAGATTCTCGAGCCAGGAGAACTCGTCGTTGCGGATGCCGGCCCGTGGTGCGTCCTGATTGACCCCCTTGAACGACCGCACATGGAAGAGCTCCGGCCCTTTGTCGCGCGGGGTATCGGGAAAGGGCGGGACCGGCATGGTCAGTACTCGTATCCATAATAATCCGGCATGAACGGACGCTCCGCCTTCGCACGCGCCCGTTGCATGAACAGTTCATACATCTTGAACATGCGGTCGGCGTCTTCTTTCCGCGAGCTGTTCTCGTAGGCGAGATATGCCGCATAATACGGGATGGCGAGCGTCCAGGGTTTTTGCAGCGCCTCGATGGTCGCATCGTTGACCAGATCTATCGGCGTCACGCAGGCCTGCACATCCATTTGCAGCGGCTGCGACGGCCAGGGAAACAGATAGAAGCTGCCAGCTTGTCCCTGCCCGAACTGCGCCCAGTAAATCGGAAAGTTCTGCTGCGTGTTGGAGTAGATGCGCAGGTAGGCCTGGAACTCGCTCCAGATCTTTTCCGTCAACATTGGCTTGTAGGTGCCGCTCTGGTTGCAGGCGATGGAGATGATCTTGAACACCGCGCTGCAGCCGAGCGTCGCCTGCTGCGGAGGATTGGCAGCGGCGTTCCAGGCAGCAAGCAGGCCGTTGAGCGTAGCGAAGCGCGTGACCTCCTGGCCGGTCACGGTGGTGGCCGAGTTGTCGATGCTGGGGGTGAGGATGGCGCCTGCACCGGGACCGGTATCGGTGACGGTGACGACGGTGGAAGCGGCGGGAATATAGCCCCAGCCGCCGGAAATGAGCGTCACCGTATTGATGACCCCGCCCGACTGCGTGGCAGTGGCGAAGGCCTGCGCGCCAGACCCTGTGATAGTCACCGTGGGCGAGACATAGCCGGCGCCGCCAGCGGTGATGGCCAAGTTGGTAATAGTGCCGCCGGCAATGAGCACTTGCAGGCACTCGCCTTCCTCGGCAACTTCCTCGCGCGCGGTGTTGATGTAGGTGGTGATATCGGCGAGCGGATAGGCCTGATTATTGGGGTCGTGCAGGAGCCGCGCAACTTGTTGTTGGTAGTTCGTGAGCGCCATTTCTCATAACTGCAGTGCTTCGTAGCCCGCACACAGGTGCTGAAACCGGTCACGCTTGTAGACGATGCGCTGCTGCGGCGTGGCCCACGGCACCTGTCCGGTCTCGGTCATTCCCATGAAGGTTTTCCAATAGTCCGGGCGATTGAATCCCTCCACTTGCGCCTCATCAACCATACAGAACATCAGCCACGGCACCTTGGAGAACTCGGCCAGCCCCCACGGCCCGTTGGCCACGAACAGGTTGCACTTGGCTTTGGCGTAGAGTGCGGCGCGCGCGTGGATGTGCTCGCTCGCCTCGGGGCAGATCTCGAAGCGGTCGAAGGGCAGGCCGGCCTTGGCGGTGTCGCGCACCACGATGACGTCCTCGCCGCGGGCTTTCAGCCAGCGGGCGAAGCGTTTCCATTCGTCGATATCGCTATTCCTCTGCTCGTAACGGTCCATCTCGCGCAGGGTGATGGTGACCGGGGTGCGGCCCTTGAGCCGCTTGTCCATTTTGTCTTTTGCCATGTCCGGGACGGTGATGACCGGCACTTCCTCGCCTGCCTGATGCCACTTGGAGATGTCCTTGTAGGCGACGAAGTCGGCATGCCGGCCCACAGCCGCGGCCTCGTCTTCCACCGCACCGAACAGGGAGAGCACGGGACGGATGACGTTATGGAAGAACTTCCATTTCGATTCCTCGATGGTCACCAGCGAGTTCGGATTGCGCACGAAGGCGACGCGCAGCGGCGCCGGTGCGCCTTCCCGGCGCCGCGTCATTTCGGCAGAGACCAGCCAGGGCAAAAAATCGAAGCAGATGGGGTCGGCGGTGAGGTCGAATTTCCACAGGTTGGCGGCCGGGTTCTGCGGCGAGCCGGTGGTGTGATGCAGATGGTTCGAGGTGCCGGTGATGATGAGGTGATTGAGCAGCGTGCAGCCATAGAGCACCTGAGCACGCGCCTGCACGTCGCCCATATACATGACGTCGGCCCCGGCATACTCGCAAAACACGATGGCAGCGGCACGTGCGACACCGGTCTTGGCGCGCGCGAGAGCCGCTTCGAGCCCTGCTATGACTTCCGCATTGCCGGGGGTCTTGACCTCGACATCCTGCATGCACGGCTCTCCGCGACTCTTAGAAGGGTTGCACCCAACTATAGTCGGTCTGGCCGCCGACGGAAGCGGTGGCCGCCACACTGGTGCTCAGCGTGCCGCCCGAGGAGATGAAGCCGAGTGACGGCGCCGACTGGAAGCCAAAGCCGGGATCGACAATGACCGTGCCGGTGACGGTGACCGAGCCGGTGCCGATGCCGGGCTGTATCCAGGCCGGCCGCGGCTGGGTCAATGTGATATCGGCAATGGGACCGGCCACGTTGGAAGCGCGTGTACCGGCAACGATGGCACCGGCCATGCCGACGAACATCGACCCAACCGCAACGGTAGAACCAAACGCAGTGATGGCGATACCGGTCACGCAGAAATTCATCACGGCAACTGCCGATGTCGTGCTGGCCGGCGCAAACGTGAAGGTGATTGCCGCCGTCTGCGGCAAGCCATGCGCACCGACGCCAGCGACGAACGTCGCGTTCGTCGCCGCCGAGGGATAGAGCGCGGTCAACTGCCCGGAGCTCACCAGCGCCCCGGCGGTGATCACGCCGCCCGAGCCCGTCGTATCACGATAGTCGTTGATGACCGTGATGGTGGCCGCCGCGGTATAGCCGGCGCCCTGGTTGACCACGGTGACGGTGGAGATGGAGCCCGCGGTGACCACGGCCGTGGCAGTCATCTGGATGCCGCCTTGCGGGGGCGGCGAGCAAACCAGTGCCGGATTGAAGGAATAGTTCGAGCCGGCCGCGGTAATCGTCACGGTGGAATTGTTGGTGCCGCCCACGACCGGCACCCAGACGGAACCGCCGGCCGACGGCGTAACGGTGAGGCCGGTCGCGGTCGAGCCGATGCCGTTGGTGTAGACACCGGCACTGCCGGCGTTGGTGATCAATGCACCGATGGGACAGCCGGTGAGATTCGCCAATCTCACGTTGCCGCCGTCGGCATCGACGTTGAAGCCGCCGGCCAGCGGAGTGCTGTTGATGGTGCGCCAGAAGTTCGACACCGGGTCGAGAAACTGCAGCGACGTGACCGGTCCCGGCTCGATGTAGAAGGTTCCGGCGGGCAAGAGATACACGCCGCCCGCGGGAAGCGAGAGAATATTGCTGGCGTTGGCTATGCCGGCAGTGAACTGCGCAGCGGATGCGGTCTGCGGCCCCGGCAGCGGCAACTGCGAGGCGAACGCGCCGTTCAAGTTGAGCGGGAAACCGCCGCCACCGATTCGTGGAAGGGCCATGTTTGTCTCCTCAATTAGAACGCCGCGCCGGTGATGCCGGTGATGCGCATGCCGCTGATAGGCTTGGTGCAGATAAGGTTGAGCGCCACGATGACGACGCCGATGTTCGCGATCTGCAGGTTGGGGATGCTGCTGTAAAATCCGGAAAACGCAAAAGGTGCATCCTCGGATAGGTAAAGCGCCAGGTATCTGCTGTTTATCAGATACGCGGTGCCGGTCGGGCAGAACGGATCGAGGAAGATCGGCGTGTCGCCGAGCATCAGCCCGCGGAAGCCCGCGTTGACGATGTCATCCTCACGATACCGGCTGTTCGGATTCGTGAAGAACGTTTCCGAAGACATAAAGTCCGTCATCAAGGTGGTCCAGTCGCCCGGCGCCATGACGACGAAGTCGGGAGATTCACCGCCGCTCAGCGCCGTAGTCTGTACGATCTTCTTGATGAACGCCGTACGCGAGGTGATGCCGCCGGCGCCGGTGACGAGCGTCGATTTCCAGAACGTGTTGACCGTCCGAGAAATCCCCCCGTAGGTGGTGACGTTGGTACCATCATCGTATGCCTGCAACAGTGAATCTATTTGGGTTTGTCCCGGCACCGTGCTGTTGTTCGTGAACAGCGCCGCGGAAATCGACTGCACCGCCACGGTCTTGGCGTCGGCCATTCTCGCTTTGAGAATGGGTACGACTACCTCGCTGGACTGCACCAATGCTTCCATTCCCAGGAACGGGATGGGAATGACACCCAGCTTGAGGTTGAACTCGGCGTTCTGTGCCGCGGTCTGCACCGGCGGCTGCGGAAAGACACCGCTGTAATCGCTCCAGGAGAAGTTGACGAAGCTTGCTCCCTGCACCGGCACGGTGACCTGGGACACGCCGCCCCGGGCACGCTGCGCGTTGCGCAGCAGGAGCGACAACAGCGGAGTGGATTTGTAGATCTGCACCACCAGGCGCGGCACGAATGCGCGGCGTGTCAGTGCGACGAGTTCGTTACCTATTGCACCGGACGGTACAATGCCTACGCCGAGTTGGGGCATGATTCGTTCCTCTCAATGTCTCTCGCTTGGTGGGGGGAGAGGAACTTTACTTGTCAGATCGGCTGTCTTCGATTCTCCTCGTAGACCTTTCTCGCCTCGATATCGGCCCACAGATCTTCGTTCTCGAACAGAAGTTTCTTGCTGGCGTCGTCTTTATCGACCGCAGCAAAATTCCAATTGGGCGACTTGTAACCGGATGGCGGTTCCAGCTTGGGCGGATGCTGCTTCTGGTAATACGCAACGGCGACATGCACATCACCGATTTGGTGCTCGCGCATGGTCTTCTTGATCTCCTCGATTCCTTCCTCGGTGAAGCCATCGGGGTTCTTTTCCGACAACCGATAGGAATCGAGATCGGTGTAGAATTTCCGGTCGAGCTCCTCGTCGCGTTTCTTCTTGTCTCGCTCGTCGAGAATTTTCTTCAGTTCATCCACCGCCTCGTCGCGGATCGGCTTGGCCTTCTCCAGATCGGTGACAAAATCCGGGTGATGCACCTTGAAGAGTTTCTGCGCCTCGTGCACCGTCTTCGGCGACACGAGCTCGCCAACGATGCGTTGCGCATTAAGCAGCTTGGCGTATTCCTCGTCGCTGATATCGGGCATTGTCAGTCCGTATGCTTGAGAAGGAATTCCGGTGCCGAAGGCGGCCCCGAGCGCTGATTTTCGTTGGCCGACGAATCGGCGCCCATGGCATCCTTGCCCATGATGGAGAGACGCGCGCCGATGCCGACGTTATCGAGCGGTACTTTCACAATTTGGGGGTCTGTTTCGATTATCCGGTTATAGGTAGGGCCGGGAAAATTTGCCATTTGTGTCTCCTATTCACGCTGCTAGGGCGGGGGGCATTGCAGGAGCGGGCGGACCAGGGCCGCCGGCCGAGGGTGCACCCCCTCCTGCACTCCCCCCACCAGGGGAGAGGTTTCGCTGCAGCATGTCCTGCATGCCGCTCTTCTGCATTTGCGCGAGCTGGGATTGCGCATCGGCTTTCTGCACACCGGCTATGTCGGCGGAGGGCGGGGCGATCTTGGAAAGCGAATTGATAATCTGCAGGGTGACCTTATACGGCTCGGTGCCGTGCTGAAACTTGGAGATCAGCTCTTCCGCCTGCTTTCTGATGCTGGCGAGCCTGGCCAGACCGGCAGCCATCTCCCCGGCATTGCCCGTCGGCACGGCAGACGGCGCAGCCCCCATCGGGGGCTGGCCGCCCAGAGCGGGAGGAAGTTCCGGCAATGTCGTGCGTTGACTCTTACGAGCGCAACGCGAACGGGAAGTTTACTTCCGGCGTCCGCGCTTGTGCTTCCGGCGTCTGGCCATCTGCTGATCCTTTAAAACGAACAGTCAGGCGCAAGACACGATGACTGTTCTATTAGGAGCGCCACGTCGCTCGGTGATGCGCGATCTACTTCTTGCCTTTGCCCTTCTGCAGGAGCTCGGGATGTTCCCTGAGCATCCTTGCCTGAGCTTCGGCTCTCTGCTTCGCGCGCATGATCAAACTATCCTCATGCGGTGGGTGGGTCAAGCGGATCAGGTCTTCGGCATCGATGGCACCGAGCCGCGCCAGTGTCACCGCTTTCTGTTGCGCGTCCTCCATGAATATGGGCGAGGAGGTGTGCAGATCGACCGCCACATGATAGCCGTGCGGCAACTGGTAGAGCAGGAATTCATCGCCTTTCCTGTTTGCCTCCTGCACTTCCGCTTCCTTGACCATCAGCGTCTTGAGGCAGAACTCACCAACATCAGCAACTTGCCTTTCGCAGAGTAGAGCTCGGTCACGCAGTCGCGGCGACGCATTACGCGAGAGCGTGGACGTTTGTGCCGAACTGCGAACTCCGGTGTCCCCTTGCCCCATAAGTATTGGCGCAAATCCAGCAACGTCGTCGAAGTATTCAACCGTTTTAGTGATCGCCTGGAAGAGTGCGTCAGGGATCTCTTCGGCCAGGTTTTGAATTTTCGCATTGGGATTTTCCTCGGTGATGAGCCCGCCCGGCTTCTTCAATACCTTGTAGCGTTCCTGCGTCAGACCGGAGAACCCCGTCGCCGCGCGTGGCGGATCGGCCTTGAGCCTTGTCAGCCGCGTGAGATCGATGAGTTGATCGTTGAGCAAATCCTGCAGGCGATAGATCTGGGAAACTTCGCTCATGCCCCAGAAGTATCCATCCACCTGATTCGGGCACACCTTGTGAAACGGTTGCTCGCCCTTGACGCCGCACAGGTTGCGCCGGGTGAACTCGCCCTCGACCAGGGTGTCGCCGACGATCTTGATGGTGGTGTAGTCGTTGCGCAAGGAATCGTTTACCCAAAGCTCGTCCTGTCTGATGAGCCGCGCCGCCGTCTTCTGGTGCAGGACGGGAGATGGGATGCTCACGATCGCGACCTGGCCGGTAGTTCCGGTGGCCTGACCCAGGCCGACCGGAGGCTGCGTGCCGCCGATTATGACCTGATGAAAAAAGCTCTGCTGCATCTCCAGCTCCTTGCCGGGCTGCGCTTCCTTATCCACTTGATCAAGCAGCTTGTCGCGGTGCTTGTGATCGATGATCAGCCGCTTGAACTGGCTCTTGGTGAGCCAGGTGGTGTGGACGAAAGCCTCCTGGCGATCGAGCTCGCCGATGTCCTCGCGCAGCACACCGAACTGCTCGGGATGCACGAGATAGCTTTCCAGGCCGTCGTCGCCCCACTGCACCTTGAGCATCATGCAGCCCTTGACCAGGGCGGTATTCACTGCCTGGGCAAAATCGATATCGATGCCGCAGCGATGGAATTCACGATTCAGGTAGCGGGAGGCGGTCTGGCCTTTGCGGATGGTGTCTGGGTCTTCGCTCTCGTCGTACTCGATGCCGAATCTCACATCTACCGGCGAGTAGAGCATCGAGGCGAGGCGATCCAGGTGGGAGTAGATGCGGTTGTAGCGAGCCTGCTGCCCGTCGGAGCGACCCATATAGAAATATTGAATCCACGATCCGATTTGGTCGCGTCTTTCCTCACGGCTCACATAGCATTCATCGATGAGTTCCTTGGCCCATTCTACGAGATGGTCGGCTTTTTCCGGCAGGCGCATGCGTGGCTCCTATGAGCGCTCACGCCTGGTGGGGGAAGCCGTGTGTCGTGACGTGACCGTCTATTACGGGCGCCACCGTGAAACGATACGGGCTTTCGTGGAGAGGTGTCCAGCCTTGATGCCCTGATGCAGCATGGCGAGCGGATTGACATCGGCGGCGGGACCGGTCTTGGCGCCGGCCAGCATGAGTTGCGCGGACACCGAGGAGGTGCTTATGCCGCCGGTGGGCTGCGCACCCCAGAAGTTGGACGCAATTGGTGCCGCTTGCGCCTGCGGTCCCTGGATTACTGGCACCGGCACGGGCTGCGTCGTCTCGCGCACGTACTCGCGCACCGCCTGCTCGACGGTTTCCCGCTCGTGCGTGTGCATGGGCGGGGGTGGCTTGAAGGCGACGTCGCCTTCGCGGTTGTTGTCCTTCAAGTCGGTGAGGCCGTAGTCTTCCTCGATGACCTTCTGCGTGTAGTCGACCGCACGCGACCTTTCGGTCTTGATGCTGAACATGCCCGGCACCCAATCGAGCACCTTGTCGCATTCGGGACACGGCGGGTCTTCGGTGCTGCTGCTTTCACATTCGATCTCGAATATGTAATTGCAGTCAATGCACTGGTACGTGCGATAGATCATATTACGCGGCATTCATTACAGTACCACTTGCCGCCCGCGTAGTAGAGCCCCGGGTTCAGGCAATCGCACCAGCCGAAGAACGTGTTGGGCTTGCCGTAGGTTTTCAGATAGTGCTGGCCGAGCGCGGTGATCATGCACTTGAACGCGGTATTGCCGGACGGGGTAATGCCGCGGTCACTGGTGCGCACGATGAATCCGACGTGACGCAGATCGGAGCACCGCTGCCGCTGATGCGAAGCGAGGCCGGCGACGCGGCAGGCATCGTGATCTGTTCTCGGCACACCATCCGCATAGGCACGCAGCACCTGCAGTGCCTGCTTGGTGATGTTGATGGATGCCGCCGCCTCATGCGACGTTGCCACATCGGTGCGCCGCGCATGCGGATAATCGAACAGATCGTCTATAGCTCCACTCCCCGCCATGCTGCCGCCTCTTCCTCGTCCTGCCGCTTCTCCTCCTGCTTCTTGAAGAAGTCGCGGATCAGGTTTCCCATGAAGTTGCCTCGCGGGCGGTCCCTGCTCGCTTCTTCCTCGTCGCAGACCGCGGCATAGGTCTGCCCCGTGGAGATGAGCGAGTTGCGCACCCAGTCGATCCAGGCCTTGCAAGCAAGAGCGGAAGCAATGACTCTATCATCTTTCGCACGGCCTTCTGCACTGATGTCGCTTCCTTTCTGCGTGACACGTGCCATCTCCTGCAGCAACGGAATCGAGCGGATGCCAACCATGCGCAGCGTGTAGTTGTCGCGCAACTGGTTCATGACCGTCATTTTGTTTTCAAGATTGGATTTCCATCCGTAGACATAACCAGCCCCAAGTGAATCCGGCCGATGATATAGGTACCACTTGACGCTGGCGAAGACGTCGTCAAGACCGGCAACGCTTGCGGCGTCTCGCAAGTAACCGTCATCGAGAAGTCGTTTAAGGTGCCGCAATTCTTGCAGCACAGCGAACCCGGGACCAGTGACTTCGAGATTGATCCAGACATGCTTGTAGGCTCCCGCCAAGTGGCTCATCACCCAGGCACACTGATAAGTATCGGGTATGCTACTCCCGTACTCTGCGACCTGTACCAATTTATCGGCGTAGCAGCGGTAAACGACGATGGCGTGTTCAGCGGCATCGTCACTTCGACCATAAGCGGGGTCAACCCCCATAACGTAGACGCCAAATGGACTTGGTTCTTCCCACACTCTGAGGTCGGCGTAACTGGTGGAATCGACTTGCTCCAAGACTGTGGCAAGGAAGTCCTCCCCGAAGTTGTAGGCGAAGGCCTGCAGCGGGATCTGCTGCTCGGTGATGGAGCGGATGTCCTCGGATATCCGCTTCGCCGGAAAGAACGAATAGCCCGAGGTGATGAACGACATCTCCGGCGTCCACGGGAAGTTCTGGTTCATCAGGTCTTCGTCGGTGATGTCCTCGCTGCGCTTCATGCGGTGCCAGGCGATCTGCTCCGGCGTGATCACGCGACCGAACCGTCTCTTGACCTGCTCGACGAGCTCTTCCTCGCCTTCGTCGAGCTCGCCGGTCCAGTATTTCTGGTACTCTTTCGAGCCTTCGGGGCATTCGTAGAGGTCCATGTCGTACCAGCCGACGAAGATTCGTTTCTTTCTGAGTCGATCTTTGGCGGCGGCTTCCCACATGTTGAACCAAAGATTGAAGCCATGGGCGGTTGATTCAAAAATATAGAAACGGTTTGGGTTACGTTCAGCAAGCGACGCGAGAAGAGATGCCACTCCTTCTTCGCTGCCCCACGAACCGATTTCTGTGCCGTGTACAAAAGAGAGAGCTCTAGACTGACCGAGAGTAATGTTTCCACGCTTCTTACCAGCAACCAGATAGTCGAGGGATGAACCGTTGTTGAGGACGATACCATGGCGGTTATGCGCTTTGACGCCAACTCTAAGGCCGCGTGGTAGCGAGTTAATATATCTTTCCAGTAGTACTCTGAACTTCTCTCTGTTGCCGTCGTCATCGGTGATCAGGGCTCCTTGCGTTCCTGGGTGTACGGAGAGCCAAAGAAGGTCAAGAGCCAGAGAGATTGTTGAAATGCCAAGTTGCCTGGCCTTGAGCACCAGAAAATGTCTGATTCCCCTATCAAGACCCTCACAGATTTCCTCAAGAAAGCGATGCTGGGCTCGATAGAGTCGGAGTGGGCCAACGCCGGTCTCCTTGCTGTCGATGGTAAGATGCGAGCAGAAATCGAGCACGACGGGCAACCAGCCCTCGCGCATGGACGCAGTTGCTTTTACTGTGCGGCCTGCCATTGTGCGCACCACCAATCGGGCGTGGTCTGCGGCCAGGGCGGGTTGTGCGAGGGCGAGGGCGGATTGAACCTGCAGGTGACCATGTCGGGAATGGTCACCAGGGTAAGGTTCTCATACCAAGAAACATCAGCGATCACGCACGCCTTGCATGTGCTGCACGATTGCCCTGCCGGTGGGGACGCCACTTTGTTTTTTTAGTAGACGGCTTCTTTTTTTTTGGCTTTCGGCACCGCATAGCTTGCCGGCTCGGGCTCCGGCTCTGACGCGGGATGCACGCCCGGCTCGGACACGCCGATGGGCTGGACGTCGAGAATCGCGTCTTGCGGGATGGGCTCGACCGCGGACCACTCCTCTCCCGCCTGCTTCATCCAGACGGTGGCATCGTCGCACAGCGCGTAGAGCGTGGGCGTGATGCCTTGGTAGACTGCGGTTATCTGCGTGATGGTGCGTGCCATTAAGTCCTCCTATGTCAATCGAATTTCCAGTTCGCCATACTTGCGCAGGCCTTCAAGCAAAGCAATGTAGGGCGCGCCACCCTCGCCCGCTGCAGCCATCATACCGGCGAGCACCGTCTGATGCTCGAACACATTCAACTGAATGGGGAAGGCGCCGAAAGTTGCCACCAGCGCCTGCCTGACCGCGGGGAAGCTCGTCCCCATGAACGACAGGTTCTGCGGCGTGAGCTTGGGCAACCACTCGATGTGCTGCGGGTCTATCGCCTTCACGTTGATGAGGTTCATCGCTCAATGACTCCCTTCCACTTGTGCGCCGGCACCGGCCAGAAGCGCATCTCGCCCTCCTCGATACTGTAATAGATCGGGATGCCCTTGAGATGCACCGGGGTGTCGCTGCGCTCGTCCACCTTGTAGCTGCGGCCCATCTCGTCCATCTTTTCCTTGGACGTCGATTGCAGGATGCGCGGCCGGCCGAAGAATCCTATCAGGTAGACCTTGCTGGGCGTGCCGAAACCGTGCGGGACGCCGACGCTTTCCTGGCCGATATCGATTTCGAACTCATGAGTCTTCGGTAGTCTGTTCGGGCTCGAAGACCGTGCATTGGGCGAATTCACGTCGTTGATCTCCCAGGTTTCTCGTCTTTACCGGTCGCCATTCTGTCTGACCCAGTACCGTACACCATAGCTGACAAAGCTCCGGCTCGCGGTCCGCGTGCTCGACGAAGGTGAAGAACGCGACCGGCAGCCATTGATCGTCTGCTCGCGACGCTCGCGCTGGATCGTCTGCTCGCGACGCTCGCGCTGTGGTGGCATCACTTCTCAGATCCGGCATCTGTCCGATAATCGGCTTAGCCACGCAATGCCCCTATGCGGTAGCCGCTGTCGATGGCGGCGGCGCGATAGAGGAACACCCGTTCCTCTTCCATCAGGGCCATGGCCTGGCACATGGCGGCGATGGTGTCGGGCGGCGGCGTGCGATCGCCGTGCACCATCATGTTTATGTATTGCCTGGTGATGCGGTTGCCCTGCTTGATCATGGCGCGCATGAGGTCGGCTTCCATCATGTGCCGGCTGCGCAATGCCTTCACCAGCTCCAGGCCGAACCGTTTATTGCTGTTGGGCATTAGTTGCTCGCGACGCTCGCGCCGTGGGCATACGTTACGTTTCTGTAGAACGTCGCCTTGGAGATCTTGTAGGCGGTGCAGATCTCGTGCACGCGGATACCGATGCCGCGTTTGGCGATCATCTCGGCGATGGCAGCACGATCGAGCTTGCGCTTGCCGCCAAGCTTCTTGCCCCTGCGCTTGGCTGCCGCCAACCCGGCGACAGTGCGTTCCTTGATCTGCGCCCGCTCGAACTCGGCGAAGGCGCCCATGAGGTGCATCTGCAGCTTGCCCATGGGAGTAGAGGTATCGATGTTCTCGGCGGTGCAGGCGAAGTGAATATCACGCTTGATCAGGTCGTCGATGATCATCAGCAGATGCGATAGTGAACGCGCCAGACGATCGAATTTCCAGCAAACAAGCACATCTCCCGGACGCAGGAAGCGGAGCGCCCTTGCAAGCTCGGGTCGATCCCGGTCGGCCCCGGATGCCTTATCAGTAAATAGCTTGGCGCAACCCGCGGCGAGCAAGGCATCGACCTGCAGTTGCGGGTTCTGGTCGATGGTGGACACTCGTGCATATCCGACTTTCATATAAACAGATTGGCAGACAACGTCTCTTTTGTCAACTACTTTGTTTAGCTCATGTCCGCTTGCTGCAATCGGTATAGCCGTCCGGGGGTTCTGCTGTTGATCACCAACCCGTATTGCCGCAATCGTTTGTTGGTCTGGTTCACCATCACATGCACGATCTTGCGGTCGTCCGGTCCGCCGTCCGGCCGGTCCCAATAGATTGCTCCCAATACCTGCGTCCCCGTAACCCCCGCCGGATGCGAGGCAATGTAGTCATATAACCGTTGCGCATAACGCGGAAGCTTCACCCTAGGCGGAATTACCTGCCCGCATTGCGGGCAGTATTTCATCTCTACCATCACGCCTGTTCCCCGTTGGGATGGCTGTGCGGCAACATCTCAGCCCGCAACTTCTCTATCTCGGCATCGCGTTCGTCCACTATTTTTTTCTCCAGTTCCGCCAGTGTCTTCCACCTGAATATTTCCGCGTGCAGCCGCTCCATCTCGTTGCGCAGTCCCTTGATGGAGCTCTCGTTCGCCTGCGCAATCAGTTTCCAGTCATCCCGCTCATCACGCAGCTTCTCAACCTGCTTCTCAACGGTTTCCATTCAAAAACTCCGCTATGTCCCGCGCCATCCGCTCGTCCGGCACGTTGCGACAGGCATCCACCGTCACCACCCCGCCGGACCTCCCCGGCACCTCCGACCACTCCGCCTCCCCATAAGTACGCGATACCGCCCAGGTGTGCGGCCCATCGGGTACGGCCTGCCATCCATTGCTCGCGACGCTCGCGCCGCAGAGTACACTTGCCAATAGT